CGTAGTCCTCGACCAGCCCGGTACCGTAGTCATGCTCGTCCGCCAAGTCCCATGTGAGTGGGTGCACGGGCAGCGTGTCGTCGGTGTAGGTGGAATCGAAGTCCGAGGGCAGACGGGTCTCGTCAACATGCTGGCTGTACTCCCACTTCCCGGTGTCCGTCTTGCGGTACCAACGGATGAACTGCACGTAGGCAGACTCGTGGTCGTCATTGCGGCGCTGTGGCACGTAGGGCTTCACGTCCTCGGCCAGCTCGTTGTAGAGCACCTTCTCTCGGATGATGACCTCGATGAGGCCACCGGAGATGCTGCGCTTCACAGCGTACTTCTTGATGCCGAACACGCGGGGCTTGTCCTTGTCGGACAGGTCCAGCAGCACGTTGCCGACGACGATCAGATTCTTGATCAGTTCGTTCAGCTTGGGACGGATGGCCTTCTGGTCGAGAACCTTCAGGGCATCCTGCTCACCGGCTACGAGCGAGGCACGAAGGTCATCTTCTGTGATGCCTTGCGCCTGCATGAAGTCCCGCATCGCCTTGGTAGGATCGAGACGGAAGAACGGGGAGCCGGGACGGAACAAGTTGAGAACCAGCTTGTTCGTCAGGTGGTTGACGGCTTGCGCCCCCACCGAGGTCCAGTCGTGCTGGATTGATTCCGAGAACTGCTCGATGCCATCCGGCAGGCAGACCTTCGGGATCGTGACAGAGGCGTACTGCTCGAAGCGATACAGCATGCCCTTGCGCTTCTGGTCGAGTTGCGACCAGCGCTGGAGCCCGTTGACGGTGCCACTATAGCCCCGGCGATTGTCCGGGCGATTTGCCTTAGTGACCTTCATACGCGGAGGCTCCCTGCGCTGGTTGTTGCCCCGCCGTCAGCGACCCCGAACTGAGCCTGCACCCGGCGCTTGCGCACCTGTGAGTTCTCAGCATTGTCGATGGTGACTTCCGGCGTGGTGTTGAGCTGGGCTGCTGCGGCAGCCTCGTTGGCGGCGGCTTCTTTGGCGGTCTTGTCTCGGGCAGAGGCAGCCATGGCGGCTTGGTTGTTCGCTTCCGTGTCGAACTGCGCGGCGATCTTGGTTTCTTCCGCCGCCTGAGCTTGACGCTTAGCGCTCTGCCGTGCGGTGACGTAGGAGCCAGCGGCTGCCACGGCACCGATTGCATACACTACAGAGACAGCCATAGGTGCCCCTTTCGATTAGAACTTCTTCAATCGAAGGATGTCCAGCACCGGATACTCTCGTGCCCGGAGAAGATGCTCAAGCGGAGTAGCTGGCTTTGCATGCCAGATGTGTCCGTGAGCACCCATTGCCTTTGAGGCTTCCTCTGTCTTGTCGATCAAGGCGTTGCCCAGACGGGCACCTCGATGACTTGGATGGAGGAAGATCACATCGTTCGATGAGAGAAGCAGTTGCCGGTAATGGAGTGAATTGTCAATCACGTTGACTGAGTATCCGACCAGCGTATCCCCTTCGTCGTAAGCAAGAACTGTGAACAGCTTGCCTTCGTCTTCTAGGAACTTGTATCTATCCCAATCGGGATCGAGCTTCATCATCGCCTTGTCCTGAGCCAGCTCCTCGTAGTTCAGGTCAAGCAGAGCTTGTACCTTATCACGTTGAGCATGAGCTGAACCTGTCTTTAGATCATAGATCATTGGACGAAGCTCTCAAGGAGTTCGGCGAGAACACGTTGCTCTCCGAGTTGAATGGCGGCCTCCGTCGGGTTGGACGGACGGCTCGTTGGGAACTTGGCACGAAGGACTTCGTACTGGGCCCGGTGCAGACGGTTCATCGATTGACGTGCTGCCTCGGCGACCGGGCCGCCCTGTTGGGCGACACGAGTCGTGGCGAGGACTTCGGCACGGTGGTTCATGTTTGATGGCATATATCTCTGCTTTCAGGTCTACCAAACTATTCGCTCAAGCGAAGAAGTAGGTGCTCCGCAGCACATCGCGGATGTTCAGGTCGCCCTTTAGAGGAGGCGGTACGTCATAGCCGGTCGATGCGGCCATGTCTTCGAGGATGGTGTTGTCCTCGTACTGAGCGACGAACTCCTCCCGGATGATCTTGTGGAACTCCTCGGTGTCCTCGGCATGCACGCCGAAGTCATCGTGGATCGTGACGACCTCCATCCCTGCGGCCTCTGCCCGGGCTACCACGGCGGCCATGTGACTAGCGTCGAGGCTGTGCACGAAGTTCGGGGCCACGGCGTTCATCGTCTTCTTCAGGTCGTCCTTGCCGCTCGGCTTGTACAGCTTGATCTGCGTCTTGAACGCGATGGACTTGATCGTCTTCGCGGCCACGGCCTCGTACTCGCTGACCACATGCAGGCCGCTCGGTGCGATCCATGCCACGGGCAGCTCGTGCTGCACGGCGTGCTTGGCCCAGCCCTTGAGCCAGTCCATCACCTCCACCGCCTTGACCACCACCTCGCCCAGCGCCTCCCAGACCTTGTAGCTCAGGTAGTTGGCGGCGTCTCCCCACTGGTCCGCCTCAATCTCGGGGAATCCGTCCTCCTCCATGTACTCCCGGATGAATGTGCTCGTGGCGAACCGCGTCACTCCGTAGGGCAGCGTCATGGTTGGGCGCTTGGTCACATCCCGGGTCACGCCGTGCAGCAGCCAGCCGTCGCGCAGCCCGTCGTCCGTGGCCTGCTTTAGCAGCTCGACTACACGCTCGGCGACATCGGAATAGATGTCCCGTGGCGCATCGGCGGGGACAAGGTTGACGGCTGCTCCCCCAATGGGATCGCACATGAGGGCAGAGAAATTCTGGAGCCCATTGCATGTACCGTCTTGTCCGATGGGGAGGTGGGACAGAAAGCTATCCGGGTTCCGTGCCCAATCGGCGTACTCGATGACCCATGCGAGGAACTGTACGGGGCTTTCTGCTTCGGTCCAGCCCAGCTCTCCGAGAGGATCGGTACCCATTCGCACCAGTTGCTCATGGTTGTCATCCACCCACTTGAGCCGATGCGCTAGCGGATAGCGCTCCATCTTCTTGCCGTCGATCTTCAGGTTGAACTTGTTCGCCCCGTGCACCTTGAACCAGAAGATCGAGAGCACACTCAACAGCGGCTTTCCGTGTGAAAGACGAATGAGGCCTTTCTCTAGGTCCGAGCCCTGCGGCGAGACGGACGATGACCGAGCGTAAGCCCGGCCCCGAAAGTCCGCGTAGTAGGTGAACCAGATAGTCGGGTACTTCGCTAGATCGGCAGCTTCGCGGAACACCTTCTGTGCCCGCAGGTGCTTGACTGCCCGCACCTTCTTCTCGGTGTACCATTTCCGTGCCTCTTGTTTCCATGCCTTCAGTTCGGCGGGGGTCGCCCCGTCTCGCAGCTCAGGCTTCTCGTCCAGCGGATTGGCCGCCACCACGTCGCCGAAGTCCCGGCGTAGGGAAGTCTTCCGCACTGCATCGAGCACGGGCTTGTTGATCTGCCAGCGGCGGCGCTGCAGGGAGTTCAGCATCTCCACGATCTTCGGCGCTACGCGGCCAATGCCTTTGCCCTGCACAGCGTAGGCGCTCATGCGCTGCATCTCGGGGGTGTGGAAGCCGCCGCCTGTGTTGGTCTCGGCATCCCACGGCAGGGGCTCCTCGATCATGGGGCCGGCCACCCGGGGCAGGTCCGCCACTCGGTCCATGATCGCCAGCGCTGCGCCCCGCAGGCTCTCGTCCAGCCGCAGGTAGCGCACCGTGTACGGCTTCCCGTTCTTGAACTGCGTGGCCGACCACGACTCAAGGAAGTGGTAGCTCGTGAGCTGCGTGAGCACGTAGTTCCCCACGCCCTCGATGTCCCCGTGCTCCCAGAGGGGTACCTTGTAGGTCTTGGCGAACTTGGCCTTGAAGGCAGCCAGCAGGTGCCGCTCGTCGCGGGTCATGCTGCGGCTGTACTCCCGGGACAGCGAGTTGAATAGAGCGGGGTTCAGCTTCTTGAAGTGCTGCATCAGGTACTCGCTGTACACTGCCTGCCCGGCTGCATACGCCGCCTTCTTCCAGACCGGCGCTGCCTCATCCGCCCCTCCCTCCCTCAGGAGCACCCCTAGAACGGCTTGGATGGCCCGCAGGGAGGCCAAACGCACGTCGATGGTACCAAGGTACTGGGCGAACTTTGCGTAGGCCCTAGCGCCCTTCTTGCCCTTGATGGTGGCCTTCACATCTTCGGCCAGCTCGTTGATCGCCTGCCGGATCAGGTAGTTCTGATAGGGCAGGCTGTCCACCTTGCCCTTCTTCTCGGCGGCCATCACGGTAGCAAGGATGACCTCCCGCCCCTCAGCGAGGCGGCGGGCTTCACGTTCGGCTTGGGAGTTATCGATCATCGTTCCTTGTTCATCCAGTAGAGCAGGCCCATGACAGCGGCCCAGATAAGCAGACCCCAGTCCAGCTCGTTCATGCTTCGAGGAACTTCTTCCAGAGGTCGCTGAGGTACGCCGCCGTCACGACCTTGGCCCGTCGCAGGTGCTGCTGTGCCCAGCGCCGGATGGCGTACTGGCGGGCCACGCTCACGATGGTGAACAGGCCGCCGATGATGAGGTTGTCCTTCACGGTCAGCGTGGTGAACCCCACCAGCGGCAGGATGAACCAGTTGCCGATGAAGTTGATGACGAAGCCGATGGCGATGTTGATCAGCGCCTCGGTCAGAGACTCCAGCTTCGTCTGCAGGGCAGCCTCTTGGCGAGCCACCTCACGGGTGATGGCGCGGGCGGCGAGCTTGTCGCGCCAGTTGGTGGGATCACTGAGCATCGGAATCCTTCTCGGTGTAGTGCTTCGGCGTCTTGGCCGCATGCTTGTCGATGATGGTGGCTGCCGTGGCATTGCTGGTGTCCCAGTCTGCATCGGTCATTACGCGGGGCGGGCGGTCGTCCTCGAACTTGCCGGCCAGCATGGCGGCGCGCAGCACCACCAGTGAAGCGATGGCTTTGCTGACGTGGTTCACACCACTGTCCGGGTCGAGGTCTTGTCCCTCCCACCACTGGGTCAGGTGCCGCAGGGTACCGTCGAAGTAGACGGAGGCCCGTGCACCGGCTGCCCGGTAGTTGTGCCGCCCGTACTTGGCGCTGCCTTCAAGCATGGCGTTGCCCAGCTCGGCGATCACATCGAAGGGGATCACGCTGAACGGAGTCTTGCGCACGCCGATGGCCGCCTTGGGGTTGGTGTCCTTCTCCTTCGGGTCGCGCATTTTCTCCATGCCGGGGTACACCTCAAAGCTAGGCGGATCGAACCGCACTGTGTCTGCGATACTCATTTGGAAAGCAAAGCCTTTCGTTTCGCCTTGGTCAGGAGGTTCGTCTTCAGTCGGGACCACGCACCGCAGCCCACACAGCGTACGCGCTGGTATTTGCCGGCGTTGGTGTACGCGAAACCCCGGTGCTCCAGATGCGTACCGCCGCAGATCGGGCATTGCGGTTCTGTGCTATCCGAGCCAACAGCGACGTTCGGGTGTTGCTGGTCCCAAGCGCGCAGCTTGAGGTAGACTTCTTCGAGAGCGAGCACATCATGTTCATTGTACACACGCATTTCTCGCCACGCCTTGATGTCGCCCTGCATCACAGCCTTCCACAGGGAGAACCCCGGGTACTGCGCATGCTTGAGCTTCTTGTACGTGACGTTGAGCAGGTCCGCCAGATACTCCAGCTTGTTGGAGCTGAAGGCGAAGATGGCCTTGGCGATGATGAGCGTGTCCACCACCTTGTAGGGGCGGACAGGCGGCAGGCCGTTGGCAACCATGCGGGCGTTGATCTTCTTCACGTCGAAGCGCTTGCCGTTGTGGGCCACCACGATGTCCGCTTGGTTCAGCAGCACACCCAGCTTGATGAGCAGCTCGCGGTCGTCATCGATGTCCTCGGCGTTCCGCTGGTCCTCGTAGAAGATGCGGTTCTCGCCGAGCCACTTGGCGCCCCAGCTCAGGATCGACCAGTCCCGCTCCACCATGTCGAGGCCGGCCACGCTGCCACCCTTGGACCACAAGGCCCAGATGGCTGCGATGATCGGCTTCGTCTCGATGTCGAGCACGAGGATGCGGGCCGTATCCTTGTCGGGGATACTGGCGAACGCCGCTGTGCTCTTGTAGTTTCGGATCATTCTTTGCGTGCCTTTCGTGCAGCGCGGGCGATGCGGGCTCGCTCGTTCCGCTTCACAGCCTTCTCGGCTGCGGTTCGGTGGGTGTAGTAGATCGGCATCCCCTCGCGCTTGGCGTACAGGTAGGGGATGATCCCTTTCAGGAACGCCGCGAACCGAGGGATGGGCATGAGGAAATTGCGAGCACGGTTGTTTTCGAGGTGCCCGAGCATGGCGTTGCAACCTCGATGAAGTACGCCCCGGACCTCACCCGTCGTATGGTCATGGTCGAGGGCGGATTCCCCGACAGCACAGGATGTGCCACAGAGTGCGCACTTGCCGCCTTGCTTTTCAAGCAGCGCCATACGGAACGCCTTTGCGCTCGCCGCTGTGAGGCGTTCACTCATCGCACCCTTCCACGTAATCCTCGCAGTCCTCGTCGGGCGGCCCGTCTGCGTACTCGTAGTACGGGTAATCACTCAGTTCGCGAATCATCTTCGATGTCCTCGCATTCGGTTGGTAGGTCGCGGCGACCGCATTGACATGGCTGATTGTGGGCTTCGGCGTAGCACACGCCGTACTCCTCACATCCAACGCCTAGGTTGCAGTGGTCGCTCATCGAATCCTCTTTTCCAGTTTGACCAGCGCCGTCTCCAGCGCCATGTCCCGAGCGGGAATGGCCCGCATGAAGTCGCCCACGTAGGCGTCGTTGTCCACCCGCAGCCAGAGCAGGGCTGCCTGCTCCACGAAGCGGTCGGCCCACGAGGCTCCGTAGTATCCTTGGTACAGCTCCTTCACGATGCCGTACGCAGCCTCGGGGCTGGTCGCATCCATGAGGCGCACCTCGGCACAGGCCATGCCGCAATCCTTGAAGCTGCCTTCCTGCTTGGCCGGCTGCTTCTCCAGCCCGGGGATGTTGTCGGCGCTGTCGCCGGCCAGCATCTGCATCCAGAACCACTTCTGCCCGTAGACCTCGGAGTCCGGGCCGGTGCTGGCCCACGTCTCGGGGCGAATCTCGTGGCGTTCCAGCGTGGTCCACACGATGTGTCGACCCGGGATCATGCGGAAGTCCTTGTCGCGGCTTAGGATCACGGGCATGTTGCCCGACTCCCATGCGTACCGCGCCGCTGCCGCCACGCCGTCGTCGGCCTCGCGGTCCATCCACGTCACCACTCGGAAGTCCGTACCCGGCAGGGTCTTGGACTCCTCCAGCCAGCCGCGCATCTGCTCCCAGTTCTTGGGCTTGCGGCTGCTGTCTCGCTGCCCTTGATAGGGCTTGACGGATGCGATCTTGAACCGCCCGCCCTTGTCGCTGAGCCCATGGCTCAGGTGCACGATGACCTGCCCGCCCACCCCACCAATCTCCTTGGCGTCACGCACAAACGTGATGAGCTTGGACTTGGCAGAGGCCAGCGTGGTCTCGTCGTTGCCGCTGAAGTAGTAGGCCGCGTAGTCCCCATCCACATGCATGGCAGTGGTCGGGTCCAGAGGCAGAGCGACGGGGGCGATGTCCCCCGCCAGCTCAGCCAACGCGGCGATCTTGGCCGCGTCCATGGATTACAGGCCCTGCAAGGGGTCGCCGCCCTTCGGGGCTACCTTGGCCTTACCTACCGGTTTCGACGCAGCCACGGGCTTGCTAGGGGCCTTCTTGGCCCCTTCCTTGGCGGCTGCCTTCTTCAGGCGGGCAGCTTCGAGCTGAGCCAGCAGTTCAGCCTCCTCGTCCACCTCGTCAGACTCGTCCTGTTGCTCGGCCAGCGCCTGCGCTTCCTGTGCGGCCTGCTCAGCTTCGGCCTCGGCTGCTGCTTCGGCTTCCCGCGCTGCCGCTTCGAGCACCGCCTTCTTCTTCTGAGCCGCAAGCTGTGCCTTGGTCAGCACGACTTCCGGTTCGCCTTCCGGTTCGTCGTCGCCGGTCACGGGCACATCGGACTTCTGCTCGCCCTTGGCGAACACCGGGGCCGGGGTCAGCTCGTCGTCGCGGCCAGCCTCGATCAGCGCATCATAGATCGGGGAGCCGGTGAAGTTCTCGGCGGCCTTGATCTTCTCCTGCAGCTTGTTCTTGGTGTTGCCATCCTCGAACGTGCCGTCGATGTGGATGCTGTCCCACTGGTCGGTGTCGGCCAAGTCCCAGAGGAACAGGCGCAGGTCGCTCAGGGGCGGGGCCACCTTGAGCTTCTTCACCTCGTTCGTCTCGGGGTCTTCGTACGTGGTGCCGGTGATGGTGAAGCCGGCGTCGCCGTTCTTCAGGTCAGCCGAGACGCGCTCGTCGCCGCTGGCCGTCTTCCAGCCACGGTGAATCACGACGCCACGGAACGCCTCGCCGAGGAGCTGGGCGAAGTTCTTGCGGCCCGGGTACTCCTGCACCATGAGCTTGAACAGCTTGCTGTAGTCGTTCTTCTTGCCCTGCCCGATCACCAGCTCGAAGCGGATGATGTGCGGGATCAGACGACCGTCGTCCAGCTTCTTGGCCTCGTGCTTCTTGCCGCTCAGCTCGAAGCCGAACTGGGCACGAGGTTTGGTCTTCTGGCCGAAGGTGCTGCCTTCCTTGCCCGTGGTGTGCACGCCGGTCTCGACGTACTCGATGAAGCGGAGCTGGGTGCTGCCCGCCTCGGGCGGCTTGTAGTCGCCGCCCGTCTGCTTGTTGAGGTCGGGGCCGGTCTGTGCTTGCTGCTCGGCCAGTGCCTTGATCGCAGCCAGATTGAGTTTTGCCATGTCAGTCCTTTGCATAGGAGGGCACGTAGCCCCCCATGAATTGATCG